GGATGACGACTATTTTGGAGCAGGACTCGACCTAGCCTCAGCCGCATTATCACCTTGGGGAGTTACCACCCCTCTCGCATGGGGCATCGACGCTTTCAATTTAGGTAGAGACTTTTTAAGTGATAAAGATAAGAAAAAACCTCAACATAATCCTAATTACACCCCTCAGCAGCCATACCTTCCCCAGACTGGTTATGATGCAATGGGTTACAACCCACATAACAGTCAACCCAATTACGGCTATAAGTTCGGTGCGTCTATGTTTGAGCGTGATTTGGAAGACTCTGGAGCAGGCACCAAATCTGACTTATATAATGCAATAGCCCCTATGATTTCTTCACAAGAAGACGCCCCTTCAAGGGATGAGCCGCCCCACACAAAAGAACTTAAAAAACAGGTGAGGCAAGGTCTCGTGGGTCTTGAATATCTCACAGGAATGAAAAAGAATAAAGAAAAGTCTTTTTATGATGAACATCCTGTTCAAGCTGTAACTAAAGATATTCTAGGCAAGTCTGTCCCGATAGGTGCAGCGGTAGCTGGGGGAGGAATTATTGAGAACCTGAGACGTCAAAAGAAAAATATGGATAAAACTGAAATGGCTCAGATGGCTAGATCAGGAAACCCATTAGATTCCACTAACCCCATTAATTTATTAGATCCTTCAAAAGACCCAGTGAGACCAGATGTCTCCAGACTTTTTGGAGATCTTGGAGACGACGCAAAACATCGTTTAAATCTCATAGACAGATTTTCAGGTACACAAGGTAAACCAAACTCTTATTCAGCTCAGCTTGAAGCTATCGCTGCAGCTAAAAAGAAAATTATAGACGATCACGGAACACAATTAATAAGTATTAAAGAGACAACCTCAAAACATCCGAAAGGCGCGGTAGCAGTTAACGCCAAACTAAAAGCACAAGAGGCGTTATATAATCAGCAAATGTCCGAGATTACCGCTATTGAAAAAAAGCTACTCAACGAAGTTAAACAGTTACCCAATTATGCAGCATTAAATAAATATGTTAATTTGCATGAATCTCTACGTAGAGCCGGAGAAAAAGGAGGACTACAGAGGTACATAGGAGAAAACACAAAATCGCTGGCAGGTGTACAAGATCTACTTGAAAAGTATAAAATTACTGGAGCACATCCTCATTTCGATAAAGAACTTATACGCAGCATACTGAAAGAGCATTTCGGTGCAAATATGTCTGATTCTGAATTTACAAAAATATCAGATAAAATACTTAAAAAAATTGAGAATCGTAAACTACAATCTTCTGGGTTTAGAAAAGCTTTTGAAAGACATAAAATGCCTTTAGCTTATGGGGCCGGTACAGCTTTAGCTGGTACAGGATTGTATCATCTCCTCGATATGATCCAGAATCAGGTTTATTCTAAGGACAAAACAGATCAATGGAAGAAAACCATACTCAAGTCTAGAGGCGACTTTGAAGGTGCAGATAAAATACAATAAATATGTACAAAGGATTAATTAAGTTTAGTTCCACCGACGACTGGCGTTGGGATGTGGACCCAGTACAGCTTATCCATAATGTCAATACACTAACCAAAGCTGGCGCAGATAAGTCTGAGTTGCAGGTTGAAAAAACTGCAGGACAAACAGACGCTTTGGTTATCGCTTTAGGGGCATATGAAGGCACAGGAGCCAATAGAAATGGTGACATTTTTAAGGAAGCCGAGTGTCTGAAACATTATAAAACTTTCATCAAATCTGGAAGTAAAGGACGTGATGGTAAGTATGATGGTCGTGCCCTTAACAGGCATCATAAAAACAAACCTGAAGATCCCAAATACGGTAACATTAAAGCTGCTTCATATAACCACAAGATGAAGCGCATCGAGCTAGTTATCGGCATGGATAATGACAAGTGTGCTGAGGAAATTCAAAAACTAGCCGAAGGCAAGCAAATCAACGTATCTATGGCAGCTAAGGTTGCATACGATAAATGTACCTGGTGCGGACACGCAGCCAAGGACGACAATAGTCGTTGCGATCATGTACCTAGAATGCTTGGAGAAATTAATAAGCGGGGAGAAATGTGTAGCATGGATAACATTGACCCTAAATGGTTCGAGTTATCTATCGTAGGTAGGCCTGCCGACAGAATAGGTATGTCACTCAAGCTGGCCTCGGATAATAACTACATTAAAACAGCTGCAGATTATAAATCATTATATCCTGGTTTTGTAGTTCCTCCAGATGACACAGCAGAAGTATTGAGTATTTCAAAATATGCTTCCGAGAAGCGCGCATTAGTAGTGAAGCTTGCGGCCATGGAAAAACATATTGATGGAGTGATTGAGGGAGGACCCAAAAATTCAAAAGACAAATACCTAGTAGATCATAAGTCTAAACTTCTGGAAGGTGATGGTATTTCTGAAAGTACTATGGAGGAGTTACGTAAATATGAACCCTCTAAGTTGCTTAAAGCTCTTGCGGATCAAGGAATTATCTTTTCTCCAGAAGACTTTGTAAAATATCTGTTCGGAGCTAAAAAACTCAGCAATAGTGGAGATATTTTCAGTAAGATGAAAAGGCATCTACCTTCTATGTTCTCGGAAATTGCAGAGGATGGAGACGATGAGATAAATGAGGAGAAATACGAGCCTTCTTCCTCGAGTACATTACCTCATGGAATTCTAAACATCGTGAAAGGCCTTTTTGACGATCATTCCTTGTTTGATAAGCCTGCTCATGGTAGGATAATGAAGATTACCATAATTAAAAGGAATCCTTCAGTTAAGTTAAACAAAAGTCACGAAGATAAAGACATATCTAAAGAAGCTTCCATCAAACAGTTAGCTAAGCAATACGCAGCATACAAACTTGCCGCTTTACGTTATATGGATAGCCAGAATAAGTTAGATGAAGAAGTTCTCACGAACTCTTTGATTCAAAATAGATAAAAAAGTTCTTGGAACCCCATAAAAATTCAGTTAACATTTAAAAAATAAATCAAATATATGCCTATTACACCAGAATCCACAGACGCTACAGCTCAATTGCCTCCTGAGCTTTCTCAAGCCCAGGGACCAGCCCTCGAAGCACCTGAGCAAGCCCCAACTAATCATATCGAGCAGCTATTATCGCAACTCACTCCAGAAGAACTGGAACAACTAGCTGCACAACTATCGGGAGACATACAAAATCCCGAAGCTCATGAAGGAGGTGAAGATGTATCCTCATTAGCTCATGCAATTGAATCCCATATTGCTGAGCATCCTGAAACTTCTGCTGAAGGCCTACCTCCAGAAAAAGCTGCAGGATTGAGTATCATCAAATCCGCCGCATATATTGAAGGGTTTTTAACTCAAGCAATGAATGCAGGAGCAGGAGTAAAACAAGCTGTAGACATGTACGACGCTGGGCTGATGCAGACTATCGGTAAGCTTAAAACAGCTAAGCTTGTAGGGAATCAACATAAACTTGATGTAGACAAAGACGGTAAAATTGAAGCATCCGATTTAGCTGAGTTAAGACATGAGAAATCAGAGTCTCCAGCAGAAGAAAAAAGGGAACATAGAGATAAAATGAAAGAGGCCGCTTACCTCGAAGGGTTCTACTCTAGAGCTGCTGAGTATGGTCTAGATAAACAAGCTATGGCCAAACCGAAGGTACTTGTCAATAGGGCAAAAAACGTTTGGCGTGCTACAAAAAATAAAGCAAAAGGAGCTTGGGATTTCGCAAAAAATAACCCTTATGCGACTGGTGTAACTGCCGCCGGAGGAGTTGCAGCTGGTTATGCTTTAGGAAACTCAGGCAGAAGCGATGAAGAAAAGAACGCAGCTTATATTGAAGGTTTTTCAAAAAGAGCCAGTGAGTATGGCTTATCAGAAAACGAAATCTTAGCATTGCTGCAACAACTGTAATACAACTTAAATATATAGAATAGAACCCTTAACCAAAATAAAGTATATGGCAAAACTAACAAAACACGCAGAAGTATTGAAGCAACTCCACACTATGGTAAAGAAGCAAGCGTCAGAAGCTCAGAAGAATATCTCAGGAACTCCAGGCGAAGTTAAATCCGTAAGTGTTGGAGATGAACATGAGTCTCACGATAAAAATTCTGTAGGTCCTGAGAATGTGCCTCAGGGATATCATCAAAAGCCTTCTGATGACCCCTCTGAGCCTCTTGCTAAGGCAAAAACAGCTAGCGATCTCGGTACCGAGATTCTTGACATTATTCGCAAGCAAGCAGAAGCCCAAGACTCAGCTACTGGTAAACCAGGAGACGTGAAGTCTGAAAGCGTTGGCGACGACCAGGAAAATGTCGACAAGAACGCAGTTAAGCCTGAGAACAACAAACAAAATTACGAGCAGAAGGCTTCGACAGACAGTTCTAAACCGTTGGCTTCCGCCAAAAAGGCCGAAGTAGAAGATCTTGCAGCTAAAGTAGCATCCTATGATCTTGGACGCCAATTCGCTGCAGCCATCATGAAGCAAGCCAGTGAAACTTTTGATGTTAATGAGTTTGAGATGCTTAAACAGGCAGGTCGCCGCGATTGTGATGCGATGATTGCTCAAGCTGCTGAAGCCCTTCAAACAAATGACTCTCAAGAAAAGCAGGCCGAAGAAGCTGGTGCAGCTTATTTCGATGAAGTGATTAAGCAGGCCGCCCTCGCTGAAGCACTTCAAGAAAATGAAGAATTGCAAGCTAAGGTTGCGCAGTATGAAGAGTTCATTAAGCAGGCTCAGGAAGCCCAAGCAGCCCAAATGTCTGCTGAGCAAGCTCAAGCTCAGCAAGTAAAGCTGGCCGAAGCTGTAGCCGATATTGTTCTTAATAAGCTTAAGAGCGAAGTTGTAGCTCCCTCTGTCTAGTAGCACTATTTTTGGTGGTATTGGTAATCATATGCCTGTTGATCAATTAGAACAGTCTTCTATTGATCAACAGGCATTGAACGCTTTAAAATTTTTAAGCGATTCTGATAAACATAAAGTATTAGAATATATCGCTAGCTTAGTAACTTTAGAAAAGGTAAAAGATGACCAAACAAGCTCTCCACAAAATTGAAGAATTCGTTAAGGTAGCTTTGAGTGAGATTGATGACTTGAAGCAACAGGTACATTCTTACCAACAAAAAGAGGCAGAAGAAAAGAGTCATCAGGACAAAGAACTGGACACTGTACTCAAAAAAGCTGCAGAAGCTATGTACAACTCAGACTTCATTAATGATGAAGATGAAAAAGCTTTATTCGTTAAAAAAGCCAAAGAAGACTCTAAATATCTAGCCAAGATCGTTGAGCGCGTATGTAATGCCGCAGACGTATCCTATATGGGAAAATCGGCTACAGTAAAATCTTCTCAACAGTCTGACGATCCAGTGCTTCGTAGAGCTTTTGGATACGATGCAAATTATAGTCTATTGGACGAATAAATCTACGAATATAGTATTGACGCGTATTACTATTTTTAATAGTATTATATTATAAATTTCTAGCGGACCATTTCTGAGATAGTCTTGAACGATATTCAGGGTGCAAAGCGAAAACGGGGAAACCCAAAAACAAAATCAAACAAACAAAACAAAATAGGAGTAAACTTATATGATTAATTTCAAAAAAGGACCAGCTCTCAGTCTTCACCAAACAAATTACATTGGTAAGGCTAAGCTGAATGAAGGAGAAGTAGCAGGTATGGTATTTTCCATCAAAGCTTCTGGTGAAGTTGTAAAGCCCACCATCGCAGGAACTGCCGCAGACAAAGAAATCCTCATGGGATTTGCAATCAACAATCAGAGCGCTGGAGACGTAATCGAATCCGGAAAGATTGGCGTGTACGCTTTGGACGGTTCCTCAGTAGTTGAGACTGACCAGGTTAAGCTTGCCGTAACAGCCACAAACTATCCAATCGGATCTTTGTTGTCTGTTGAAACAGGTACAGGTCTTGTTGTAGGTGTAGCCAATAACTATGCCGGAAAAGTCATCGGACAAGTCGAAGGTATCCGCACAATTCCAGGTGCCGTTGAAACACTCACAGACAATAACGGAAATCCTGTAAAAGTACAGAGAACCGTTACTGTTCTCGGAATTAAGCTCGCTGTCTAATATAACCAGGAGGAATATAACAATATGGAAAAAATCGCAAATCAAAGAGTATTCAACGACACGTTCGTTGAGATGGTTAAAGCTGGTGAAGAAAAGAAAGCAGCTGTGTCCGCACAGAGCTTTACACGTAACAAGCTTCGTGAAGAAAGCTTCACAGAAAAGATTATCACCCCTATCGACATCAGCAATGATGACCTCGACAAGGCTGAGAATCCTGAGCTTCTTGTTAAGTGG